TGGGAGGCACAAAACGGCAAGTGTGCTATCTCGGGTGTCAACATGACCCACCATATAGACGGCACTGGCCATAAAGAATTCAACGCCAGTATTGACCGCGTAAGCCCTGAGTCTGGGTACACGCCAGAAAATGTTCAGCTCGTGGCGTACCGCATAAATATCATGCGCCACACCCTCTCTATAGACATGTTTTGGTGGTGGGTCAAAAACATACACGATATGTCTATTGATTAGATATATTAGTAAGGCTAATATTCGCCTATGACAATGATCGAAATGCTTGCAATAGAGGGACTAGAAGACGCTCTTCTAGGCACAGCTTACGTTTCAGGTGTCGAAGTTCTAGCTTATGACGCGTCACTAGCCGAAGAACTTGTGATGTTTATGGATCCACCGCACCTGTCGCTGCATGAATTTGTAGTCAATATCGGGCTGGATGATCTGGGTGCACGTGCACCAGTGTTTATCTACCAAGACGAGGGTATGAGGGAGCAGTTTGGAGAAAGCGTCCGAAGACGTATCCATTAGTGATACCAAAGATATGAGCCATACCGAGTTCCAATCCCACGTCCCTTACATGGGGTTGCAGCTTGGTGAACTCACTGTGCAACAAGAAAAGCTCGTCCTAATGGTTTCGAGCGGCATGACTGTCTCCGCTGCCGGTAGAGCAGCCGGATATAAGTCCGCGCAGACCGCGTACTCCGCGTCTAAGCTGCCACAGGTGCAGCAAGCCCTACAGTATTTTCGCGACCAGATGCGCGAAGAGGTCAAGTTCACTAAGACCAACGCACACACTATGTATATGGAAGCGTACTCCTCGTCCGCTACCGCGACAGAAATGAAGAACACTGTCGACTCACTAGTGAAGCTGCATGGTTTAGGTCTGCCTGACCAAGCGACTCAGATAAACATCAACCTCAACGCGACCGCAAAACAGCTTGAGCGCCTGTCTGATGAAGAGTTACTGGAGATAGCCGGGAAGTCTAACGCCTACTTGGAGCCTGCCGCGTCTTGAATGCAGAGATACCAAAACGTAAGTGCTTACGCTGTAAGAACTTACACCCCGAAACCTTGTATGCAGACGAGGTAAGTGGGCTGTGTGTCTATTGTAAAGCGGACGATGCGGAAGCGTTACCACCCCCAACTGCTCCTGATGTAGAGATAGAAGAAGAGGAGGCGTCACTTGAAGACAAAGCAAAAGCAGAACTCGCACTACGTTTCCTCACCCGCAAGCGGCTTCTACCATTTGTTGAGAGATTTAACCCTGACTACTCGGCTGGCTGGGTACACAAAGATATATGCCGACGACTCGAAAAGTTCAGTCAAGACGTGGTGGACAAGAAAAGCCCAAGGCTTATGCTGTTTATGCCACCGCGTCACGGAAAGTCTACGCTTGCGTCGGTTGCGTTCCCGGCTTGGCATCTGGGCCGAAATCCTAGCCACGAATTTATTAGTTGCTCGTATTCGGGTTCGCTTGCTATGGGGTTCAGCCGAAAGGTGCGACAACTCCTCCGCGAGTCTACTTACAAAACTGCGTTTCAGACTCGACTCGATCCTGACAGCCAGTCTGCGGAAGCTTGGCTTACTACAAATGGCGGCGGTTACGTTGCAGCTGGTGTCGGAGGTGGTATTACGGGTAAGGGAGCGCACATTCTTCTTATCGACGATCCCGTCAAGAACCGAGAGGATGCTGAAAGCCAGAACAACCGGGATGGTTCTTGGGATTGGTATACTAGTACTGCTTACACACGCCTCGCTCCGGGTGGTGGAGTACTTGTTATTCTCACTCGTTGGCATGATGATGACCTAGCAGGTCGTTTGCTTAAGGCTTCTACTGACGGCGGTGATGAGTGGGAAGTCATTCGTTACCCTGCCATAGCAGAAGAGGACGAAGAGTTCCGAGAGCTAGGCGACGCGTTACACCCAGAGCGGTACGACGTCGACTCGCTGCAACGTATTCAACGAGCTGTCGGCCCCAGAGACTGGTCGGCGCTGTATCAACAGAACCCAGTTGCGGATGACGGTGACTACTTCACCCGCGACATGATTCGTTACTACGACCCTGAAGAGGTCGACCTAGATGCCATGCGCTATTACGCCGCGTGGGACTTGGCGATCGGTAAGCGTGACCGCAACGACTACTCAGTCGGCATGGTCATCGGGGTTAACGAGTACGACCAACTATTTGTAATGGACGTAGTGCGTGGCCGCTTTGATGGCTTTGAACTCGTGGAGCAGATACTCGACCTATACGAGACGTGGCACCCATCCATCATCGGTATAGAAAAGGGCCACATCGAGATGGCCCTTGGTCCGTTCCTAGAGAAGCGCGTCCGAGAGCGCGGACTGTACGAAGCCTATTTCAAAGACCTCAAGACGGGGCGGCGGGATAAAGAAGCCCGTGCTAGAGCGATCCAAGGCCGTATGCAGCAGGGGATGGTGTTCCTCCCCCGTGATGAACTATTCACCGGCCCGTTAGTCGCAGAACTCTTACGTTTTCCGAACGGGGTGCATGACGACCAAGTCGACGCGCTCGCGTGGCTAGGTTTGATGATGACGGAGTTTGCTAGTTACCAAGCACCCGCCGTGGTCCGTGAACCGTCATGGCGAGACCGTCTTAACCACCTCATGAAACCCGAGCGCAATAAATCTGCGATGAGTGCATAACTATGGCCAACCCAAAGAAACGACTTTCCCCCGGTGAAGAGGCAGAAATCGCTTCAGGCCAATGGGATCGCTACGTGCGTGCCCGCGACAATGGGCACCTCGACTATATTGAAAACGCAAAGCGCTGCGATGCTTTCTATCGCGGTGACCAGTGGGATCCCGATGACATTGCTCAGCTAGAAGCCGAGGGCCGTCCTGCACTGACCATCAACACTGTGTTACCAACAGTGAACACGGTCCTTGGAGAACAGTCCACGCGCCGTGCAGATGTGCAGTTTAAACCACGTCGCAACGGCGACTCTGAAGTCGCACACACGCTGACCAAGTTGTACCTGCAGATTGCAGACAACAACAAGCTCGACTGGATCGAGCAGCAAGTGTTCTCAGACGGCCTCATCCTCGATGGGCGCGGATACTTTGACTGCCGTATGGACTTCTCCGATCACGTGGAGGGTGAAATACGAATCACGGCTAAAGATCCACTAGACATCCTCATTGATCCAGATGCCAAGGACCAGAACCCCGAATCGTGGAACGAGGTCTTTGAGACCAAATGGATGACCCTAGATGAGATTGAAGAGCTGTACGGCAAGAAAAAGGCTGAGCAGCTGCAGTTTATTGCGGAAAACGGCGCGGGTATGGGCCGGGACTCCATCGAGTATGAAGAGAACCGCTTCGGCGATCTGTCTTCTGCTGACGATTATCTGGGCGCAGGACCACCCGGAGATGATGAGTATCGCAATATTAGGGCTTTGCGGGTCATTGAGCGTCAGCACCGTCGCATGCATCGGGTAGATTGTTTCGTGGACCCTGATACAGGAGACCAGAGAGATGTACCAGAAGCATGGAACGACAGAAAAGCTAAGAAGTTCGCCAAGGAATATGGCCTCAACATTATTTCAAAGGTTAAGCGCAAGGTTCGTTGGACCGTTACGTGCGATCACGTCGTTCTTCACGACGATTGGTCTCCTTACAATGGGTTCACTATTGTTCCTTATTTCGCTTACTTCCGTAGGGGTCGTCCTTTTGGCATGGTCCGCAATCTCCTTAGTCCACAGGAGCAGCTCAACAAGATAGCGAGCCAAGAACTCCACATCGTTAACACCACCGCCAACAGCGGATGGGTCGTGGAGAGTGGATCACTAGTCGGGATGCAAGCTGATGACTTAGAGGAGCACGGTGCAGAAACAGGACTCGTGCTTGAGTACAACCGTGGTTCACAGCCTCCGCAGAAGATTCAGCCTAACCAGATCCCCACCGGCCTAGATCGCATCAGCCAAAAAGCTGCGCTTAACATCAAGGCGATCTCTGGTATCAATGATTCGATGCTCGGCACTGACAGTGCTGAAGTATCAGGTGTAGCTATTCAGGCTAAGCAGAATCGTGGCGCGATCATGATTCAGGTGCCGCTCGATAATCTGCGGAAGACTCGACAGTACCTAGCTGAGCGTATCCTCGATCTCATCCAGACGTTCTACACGGAGCAGCGCATCATCATGATTACCGATGACAGCGACCCGCTCCAGCCTCGCGAAGAAATGGTTATCAACCAGATGACGCCGCAGGGTCAGATCGTAAATGACCTAACGCTGGGTGAGTACGATGTCGTCATCGCCACAGCACCCGCCCGTGACTCGTTTGATGAAGTGCAGTTCGCAGAGGCGCTTAACTTGCGTCAGGTCGGCGTGGCCATCCCAGATGACGCCATTATCGAGTACTCGCACCTTGCTAAGAAAGGCGAGCTTGCCAAGCGTATCCGCATGATGACCGGTGTAGAACAGACACCAGAGCAGCAGCAGGTAGCCGCGATGCAGCAGCAGATGGCTATGCAGACGCTGCAGCTTGAAATTGCCAAGCTCGAAGCTGAAGTACGCAAGCTGCAGTCGGAAGCAGCGGTCAACATCGCCAAGGTACAAGACACAGCCGAGGTTCAGCCTCAGATGCGCATGACAGAACTGCAAGCGCAGCTTGAGATGAAGAACCGCGAGCTTAGTCTGCGCCGTGAACTGTCTGATCTCACCAATGAGACACGCAGATCGCAGCAGGAAACTGCTGCTGCAACCCGAATTGCTGCTACAGCAATGCAAACCGCTGCAAAGCAGCAACAGCCGCAACAAGTAGATATACCGAATGTTCGGCCCCCGATAAATCAATAGGAGATTGAGAGATGTCTAACGAAGAGCAGAAAGACGAATTGGTGTATGACCGCATGCCCGGATCAGATGCACCTGAAGACTCAGCTGCAGAGCAGCTTGATTTGAACTTTGGATTGGGCGAAGACCCCGTGGAGGAGCCAGAAGATGAAGAAGTTGTTGCGGAAGCTGAAGAAACTGAAGTTGAAGCTGTTGCGGAAGCTGAAGAACCTGTGTCAGAAGACGATTCACCTTCTATCGGCGACCAAACGCCGGTTACTGAAGCAGTAGAAGAGCCTACTACCGAAGAACCACGCAAGCACATGGTGCCTAAATCGCGCCTTGATGAGGTGTTGGCCAAGCAGAAAGCGTTAGAAAAGCAGCTCGACGAGCTACGAGCGCAGAAGCAGGAGCCGGGCGAAGCCCCCGAAGCCTACGATTTTGATGTGAAAGAGGTCGAATATCAGAATTTAGTGCTCGATGGCGAGGCTCAGAAGGCTGCAGCTCTCCGAAAAGAGATCCGAACGGCGGAAAGAGCGCAGTTGGAGTACGAATTTAGCTCGAAAATCGGCGAATCTGTGTCTCAAAGCCAGCAAGCGACTGCTTTGCAGCAGGCTGCATCGGAATTAGAGGACAATTTCCCGGTTTTTGACAGAAATTCCGATCAATACAACGAAGGCTACACCCAAGAAGTCATCGATTTGCGCGACGCGTTTATGATGAAGGGCGAAAACCCCGTTGCAGCGCTTACAAAAGCCGCAAAATTCGTACTTCGCGAGTATGACTTGGTTGATATGGCTGAAACAGCCGCAGCTCCATCGCTTTCCGGCGAAACTGCGCCGCGCGTAGACGAAGTTGCTAAGAAAAGAGCCGAAGTTAGCCGAAAACTTAAAGCCGCAGAGTCACAACCACCCGAAATGCCGGG